TATAGGTTCAAGAACAGGATTAGAGAGTGATGTGAATACTGTATTAGATGCAGTAGCAAAAATGACAAAGAAACCAGAGAATTATTCAAATAATGATTTAATGTTTGCTTAAATTAAAATTAATCTATAAAAAATAATATTAAAGATATTTTATTATTATTTAGTATAATTTAATATATGAGATATAATTCAGTCATTTTTTATTCAATATATTTATATTTATGTATAATAGTTATTTTAGAATATTTACAAAAAAATATAATTATTCTATAAAATATATATGCAAAGTAATCAGAAAAATTTAATAATATATAATATAAATGAAATTTAAATTGTGTAGTTATACATGGTATTACATAATAATATTAATAATAAGTTTATTATTAGCATTATATAGAGATTTAATAAAAGGACATCCATTAAATTGGTTAAAAGCTATAAATAATGTAGTTTATGCAATAGTAATAATAATATTTACACAAATATTATGTAATGTAGGATTATCTTGGGTAGCATTAATACTTATGTATTTAAGTATTTTTTATCCATATTCATTTATAATTCCAAGACCAGTAGATTTGAATCAATAAGTAATGTGAAAATTAATTATTATAATGAATAATATTATCAGAATGAATAATATCAGGTTGATTATAAGAAATAAATTTTTGTAATTCTTTATAAAAGATTTGAGAATCATCGTCTAAGTGTTCCATAAAATTAAAATCATTATCATTAATAGAATCTTTAACACCTTGAACAGATAATTTGTTAATAGTATTATTACCATGTTTCATAGCAATAATAATAAAACTATAAGGAATATCCATAATAAATTGATGTCTATCATGAATAAATTCTCTATATTCACCATTGGTAGATAAATCATTAAATTTTTGATTTTCCCAGAAAGTTTTATAAAAGGCAAGACTAGCTTCAGAAAGAGCATAAATACCATCAGATACGATATTACTAGTATTATTAGTTAAGTCATAAATACCTACTTCAGAAGAACCGACACAGAAAACATTTTTATTTTTATATTTATGTAGAACAGCAACTCTACAATAAACACTAGTAGGAGGATAATAATCATCATCATCCATATTAACAATAACTTGATTATCAGCCATTTCAACAGCTTTATTTCTCATATATCCGACAGTTTTATGTTCATTCCCAATCCAAACATATTTAATATTATTTTCAATAAGAGGTGGTAGAATATTTTTAATAGAGTCATCAGTAGAATTATCAATAATAACCCATTGTAATTTATTACGATTAAATTTAGTAAGCATAAAATTTCTAATAGCATTAGAGAAAATATAGCGTCTATTTCTAGTAATAGTGGAGATAGATACAGTAGGTAAGTCATCTTTAATAACATCACTTAATTTAAGAACATATTTATAATCAATAATTTCATATTCAGGTTTTCTAAGACCATGAATAGATATTTCACATAGATTATCATCTTTATAAAAACTACAGATCATAGGTAAATAAACATAAGTAAGAGTTTTATAAGATAGATTTAACCAGAAATTTTCAAATTTTCGTAAATAGTCGTTATTAAAGAGAGAATTATTATTATCATTAGAATTAAGAATATTATCAAGATTATTATTTAAAAAAAGATCAAAGGTTTGTAAAAGTAGATTAACGAGTAATTTATTATTAAGATTAATAATATAAGCAAAAGAACTATTAGTTCGAATAGGGAACCAATAATTATTAACATTAGAAGTTAAATTTTTATAAAATTGAGCACCATTACGATAATGAACAACAGCACCTAAATGTAAAATACCCCATTCATGAGATTCATTTTTAAATAACACATTATCAGGAGGGTTAGAAATTAATTTTTTAAAATTTTTAGAGAATTTAACATTATCTTCAAAAATAATGATATGATTAAGTTTTTTAAAGATAGCATCTCTAATAATGGTAAGATGAGTTTTAATAATAGAAACAGATAATTCTTTATCATGAATCATAGGTTGAGTATAAACATTGTTTAATTTAGAGTATTTAAGTTCTTTATAAATTTTTTTATTATTAGTTTTAGGGACAATAAAAATAGGTAATTTAGATAAATTAAGCATATTATTATATTTAATAAATATAATAATAAGAAGTTTTTATATATATATAAATAACGAAATAAGTAAATACGTAAATAAGTAAATGCGTAAATAAGTAAATAAATAAATTAATAAATAAAATTATCTTCTAAATTTTTGTCTAGATTTAGATTTAGATCTAGATTTAGATCTATTTTGTTTTTTGAAATTACGTTTATTTTTACCGTAAGAGAATTTAATAAAAGCATCAGATTTTTTATCCATAAGAGAAAGAGTATTATTAATAACATCATTATATTTAACTTTAAGAACAGATTGAGGGACTTTAGAAACAATATTAAATTTTTCTCTTCCGAAGATATCAGCAAGTTCATAATAAATAATAGTTTTGCTAGTAGAATTAAAAGTGCTAGAACGATCAGGTTCAGCAATAGTAAGAGTATGAGGGAAAGTAGTAAGGAATTTATAATTATTGAGTTTGCGGGCAAGGAAAATATAGAAACCGTCAAAAATACATTGCATAAGATTATCATCAAGTTTAGAATGAATATGAACATTTTGGTTATTAAAGATAGATCCACCTTTAGCTAGTTTAATATTTTTATTAGTAAATTTAGGATCATCAGCATTAATAGATTCAGTTTCAGGAGAAGAATCAAGTGGTCTATCAAAGACTCTTTGATAATTAACATTTCTTTCAAAATAAATTTTTCTAGCTTCTTGATGTATATCTTTAGATAATTTTTTAGCAAAGTCAATATTTTTATAATTGATAAAATTGTCTTTACACCATTTTTTATTTTCTTCATTAGTATGAGATTCAGTATATTTTTTATAAAGTATAAGAGTTTTATAAAGAGTAAGATGGTCTCCATATGAATGTATAAATTTTTTACGAATATTATTAAATTCATTTTTAAGTTTTGTTCTAGTATTAAAATTTTTTTCATTGGTTCTAAATTCGGGTAAAATATTAGTTAATTGTCCATCAGCAATAGTAAGGACAGCGGCAAGATCAGCCATTTGGTAATCACATTTATATAAGAAAGATTTAAGCATAGAGATAGATAATTGGACATTAGCGGTTTTTCTGAATTGTAGAATTTTAAGACCGAGATTAGTAATAGTATCGTCATCATTAATACCACTAATGCAACCGATAGCATGTAAAGTATTTAAACCAGAATTAACGAATTGAGTATCAGGTGGTTCAATAAGTTCAGAGAGAACATTTTTAAGATTTTTAATATTATTAACATCATTCATACTAAGGAAGTTAAGAATAAGATTAGTAACATCATTTTTTTTAATATCAACGACATTATGATCAGGAAAATCATTAAATTCTTGTTCAGTATATAAACGATAACAGAATCCTGGTCTAGTTCTTCCGGCTCTACCGGTTCTTTGTTTAGCACTATCTTTAGAGATTCTTTGTTTAAGTAATTTACGTTGCATTTTAAGTGGATCATAACTATCAACAAAAGAGAAACCATTATCTAATACATAAAGGAGAGTATCAATAGTAACAGAAGATTCAACTTGATTGGTAGCGAAAATAATTTTCATATCATAATCACCTAATTTTTTATATTCATTAGTTTCAAGGTATCTTTCTTTTTCACCCACGATTTTAGCACCGATTTCGAAGCAATAAGGTTTAGGTAAAGTTTTATTATTTTTAATAATAGAAAGAGAAGAATTAAGTTTTTGGCAACCTTCGGTTCCTTCGGAAGTGCTATTAACAAAGAAAAGAGAATCACCAGGTTCAGGACCTTTAATAATATCTTTAATATAAAGATCAATACCAGTAGTGAGATAATCGATAGTAGGTTTAGAAATATAATTAATATTGACAGGGAAGTTAGGTTTAGAACTAACTTCAATTCTAGCGAATTTAAAATCATTAGAGAAGTAGTTAATAAAAACTTGTTCATCAATAGTGGCACTCATAATAACAAGTTTAAGATTAGGATTGAGTTTAAGGGCACGTTTCATTAATAAAAGAATAATATCGATATTAGCAACACGTTCATGAGCTTCATCAACAATAACAACACTGAATTCTTTAAGGTAAGGATCTTTTAACATTTGAGCAACAACACTACCATCAGTGGAAAAAAGAAGTTTAGTTTTATTACTTTTAGAGGGTGATCCATTTTGTAAAGAAGCCCCTCTATATTGATAACCGACTTCTTTACCTAAATTAACATCAAGTAATTTAGCAGCGAATTGAGCATTAAGTCTGGTAGATTTAGTTTTAGGGTTAGTAATAACAACTTTACCTTGATAATTAGTAGCATGTAATGCATATTTAGGAACGAGAACAGATTTACCACTACCAGTTCCAGAAACTAAAAGAAGAACTTGATTATCTCTAATAAGATTAATAATTTTATCAGTTTCAGCATAAACAGGATAATTAGACCATTTAGGGACATATGTAATATATTCAGGTGTATATTCTTTACCATTTAGAGGATTGATTAAAGAACCAGTTAAATCTTTAATACCGATGTTATCAATATGTTCATCTATATATAGTTTTAAAGAATTAGCATTCATTACATTATTAGTTTTATTAGAATTATTAGTTTTATTAGAATTATTAGTTTTATTAGAATTATTAGTTTTATTAGAATTATTAGTTTTATTAGAATTATTAGTTTTAGTAGAATTATTAGTTTTAGTAGAATTATTGTTTTTATTAGAATTATTATTGTTAGTGTTATTGTTTTTATTAGAATTCATATGTATTTAAAAACTAAAAATTTTATAATCTTTATAATAATAGAGAAGATAAGAATTTATAAAAAATAGTATATAGGTTAAAAAAAAATAAAAAAAATAAAAAAAATTGAAAAATGAAAAATAAACAAGATTAATATTAAAGAATAACAAAAATAATGAAGATAATTTTGTTTGATAGTGGTTATCTAATATTTAATACAATTTATAGAATAGAGAAGAAATATAATATAGATTTAAATAATACAAATTTTAAAAGATTATATACAAATTTATTTTATTCAACGATAAAAAAATTATTATTAAAATATGATATATTAAAGTCGAATAAGAATAGGGCTTTTTTTGTAAAGGATTGTCCAAGAGGGACAATATGGAGAAAGGAGAAAGATAATGAATACAAGATAACAGTAAATGAAACATATGATGATAATAAATGGAAATTATTTTATTATACATATAGTGTATTATTTCCGATATGTTATAAAGAGTATAAAATAATAACAGTATCGGTAAATAATGCGGAGGCAGATGATATAATAAAATTAATGGTAGATAAGTATAAAAAAGAGACAATATATATAGTAACGAATGATAGGGATTTATATCAGTTATTATTAGTAAAAATGGATTTAACAATAGTATCATATAGTGGAATAACGAAGGTAGAGAAGATATGTAAATTTTTGAAGGATATATATGAGAATTATGTAAATGCAACAGAGAAGGATATATATATAATGCAAAATTATGGAGAATATTCAAAAAATATATTAAATTTAAAATATACTCCAAAAGATATAGAAGAGAATTATGAAAGAGTTATGTGTAATATAGATTTATTATGTTAAATAATTATAAAAAAAGAAGGTTATATATATTTAGATAAATATATATAAATATAAAATAATGATATGGAAAGAAATTTAAAGAATATAAGTAGGGACACGTCCTCTACCAGAAGATCTAGCATTAAGAACACTCCAAGGGAAACCGGTAGAGCAATTTTTACATACAGATTGATTTTTATCACTGATATCGTTAAATTCGGCAGTAGAGCAGTTAGTAGATTGATTACATTGATAAACCATAGGGTCAGGAGGTATAGAACCGATAGTAGTAAAATCAGAATAATTATTTCTAGAGTTACCATTTAAATAGAAAGGTTCAACTTGATAACGATTATTAGCGGTTTGTTTAGTAGTAACTTGGTTATTAGTTTTAAAATTTTCAAAAACCTTATCACGTTTATCAAGAATAACAATAATAATTAATAAAATAATAATACTAATACCAATTAGATCAAGTTTAGCAATATTAGATAACATATTTATATATATAACTAATATAAATATTTAAGTAGAAATAAAGAAATTATAAAAACCCCGAAGGGTTACATTCTTTTTTAATAAAAAAAAAGAGTTGAAAGGATTAGTTATCAGAAGGTTCGGGGTAATCAGAACCGAGAGCGTTTCGTAATTGAATAAGTCTAATAAAGACTTGAGCACGTAATTCTCTGATATCAAATCCTTCATTATGTAAATCAGATAGGATATTGTTCAATTCACGAAGAATGGATACTTGGTTACCAAGATCCAAATTACAGAATTCATTGAGAGAAGTAGGAATAAAAGCACCATTCTTACGAATGTAGGCGATATTTTGTTCTTCAAGTCTTCTGAAGGCTTCTTCACGAATATTAACAGTTTTGATTCTCTTAGGAGAGATCAAATTATCAGAATCTGAAGTAGTGTTATTGAAAGCATCAAGGAGATTCCTTTGACTTGCGGTTCTGACACGAGAACGATTCATAGCATCATCGAGACGATGCAAGTTGATTGTTTCAGGTGTATCCATATCAGGTGTATCCATAGGAGACATAACTCTATTAAGAGTAGGGGTCTGAGGAAAGAAAGGAGTCAGAGGAGTCAAAGGTGTAGAAACACCGGACAAGATAGAAATCGGAGTCCTGGGAGTAATTGGAGTCAAAGGAGTGCTTTGATCAAACAATTTAGTTGGTGTGATATTGATGTTTAAACATCTGTTTTCGTTCATTTCAGTGGCTTTGTCACTCATATAATCTTCAAAGTTATCCTTAGGATGACGAGGAGTAGTAGGAGTAGTTGGTGCGGTATTCATGATAATCGAAGTTGTTAGTCTGATTAAATATATATATAATAACTTTAAATAAGTATCAATTTTTTTTTATTTTTTATAGTAAAAATAAAAACTATATAACGGTAACTAATATTAGAGATTCCAGTTAAGTCTAGCGAATCTAGGATCATTAAGTTGAGAAATTTCTTCATTCCATACACCGTCAAATTTAAATGTATTACGTTTAAAGGGTATTTTAATAAAATCATTTTTATTTTTGTATTTATTGATAGGGTAATTAGTGAAAATTTTATTATATTTAATTTGAGTAAGAGGAATGGTAGTAGGTTGGCATATAGATGTTTTAGTATTTTCAGAATATGAGCATAAAAGTGTTTTTTCATTTTCGTTCATATTATCTAAATATTCATTATTTTTGTTTTCAAAAAAAAGGTAAAAAATAATGAGAATAAGAATAGGTATAATAATTAATAAGAGGTTAGACATAAAATTCAAGAATAATATAATATATTATAAAATGATATAATAATTTATATATTATAAAATGATATAATAATTTATATAAAGTATATAAAAAAGTAAATAAAAATTAAAATATATAATAGATATAAAGTAAATAAAAATAGAAATAAAGTGAATAAAAATGATATCGAATATATTTTATCATGAATATTTTTATATATTATTGGTAATATTAGTAGTATTGATATATAGGAGAAGTAATATAAAATATGTATTGATAATAGTAATATTATTTTTAATATTATTTCATTATTCTCCAAATAATATAAAAGATTATAATAAAAATATATATCATAGTCCGGCGAATGGTGAGATAATTAAGATAGAGAGATTATCAAATAAGTTAAGAATATCAATATATTTAAGGATATATAATAATCACACTCAATATTTACCAATAGATTCGTATATAATAAAAGAGATGTATGAATATGGTTCAAATAATTTTGCATATGATATAGATAAGTCGGAGCATAATCAGAGAATGGTTTATACATTAAAGTCTGATTTGATAGGATATTATAATTTAATATTATATTCAGGTTTTTTTACAAGAAGAATATTTTCATTAGTAAATCCAAATAATGAAAATAAGTTATTAGCAGGTAGTAAAATATCATATATAACATTAGGATCAAGAGTAGATATAATAGTTCCATATAATGATAGGGTAAGAGTATTAAAGAAGGTAGGAAATAAGGTTAATTCAATGGAAGAATTATTAGATTATAGTAAATATCATAAATTATAAAAAAATATATAAAATTATAAAAAATATAAAATAAAAAATAAAAAAATAAGATTAATTTTTATTAGAATTATTTTCCAAAATATTATCATCATTAATATTTTTAATATTTTTAATTTTTTTTATTTTTTTGATAATAAATACTTCAGGAGATTCTTTAATAGAATTTCTGATAAGTTCAGATTTATTAAGTAAATGTAAATTATTATTAACAATAAAAATAATTTTAGTAAAATCAATATCAGGAAGAACAGGTTCAGAATAAATATATTTAGAACCAATAACAACGTCTAATTCAAAACCAGTAGGGAACATATCGATAATTTCTGAGTCAGACTCGTTCATAAATTTACTTAAAGGTTTAGGTAAAAGAGATGAAGAAGAAGGAGGTAAAATCATCATAAGTTGTTCAAAAGGTTTAAAAGGTTGTCCTAAATTAAAAATTATATTTTTAAATGTATCTTTATTACGTTTTAAATAATTAGAAAGATCGGATGGGAAAGGAGCAACTCTAAATCCGTAGTGCCAGTTCCAAGAAGGGACATTACTTGTATAATAAATAGAGGTAAATAACAAAGCTTCACAGTATTTATTAGAGAGAATGTCGATCATATTATTAATTTCGGAAGTATTATTAGAATCAATATTAAGGAAATAGCTGTAGAATTGTATTTTCCAATCATCTTTAAAATAATCAATAGCATCAAAATGATGGTTATATTTTTCATAAAAAGGATGATAAGGGGTATAGAATTCCATATGTTGAAAAATTTGTAATTGTTTATCAAGATCATTAAGTTGATCATTAGCCATAAGTTTAGAATATTGTTCAATAATTTTTGGGTTATTTCCTTTTCTAATTCTATGAATTTTTTTTTGAATTTCTTTTTGTTTATTAAGTTCAAATAGAGCAATATCATCAAGGAATTCGATAAAGAATTCAATATTAATAAGAATATTTCCGTTAGATTGGTTATCAATAAGATAATTTTTAAATTTCTTAAGAATTTTAATATAAGAGTTAAGAATAAGTTCTAAACTATTATTTCTAAATAGAAGGAATTGAGGACCAGGAACGAAATCATTACCACCGATGAAGGTAAGGAAAGAGAAATCGTTAAGGACTCTATTCATATTAAAATCATTAGAATTAGAAGCGGGAATAATTTGTTCAAATAAAGATTTTTTAAAAAGATCAATATCAGTGTAAATAAATTCTTGATTAGGGAATTTTTCTTTAAGATTAGGTTCATTAACTTCTTTAAGGACTCTAATTTTATCAGTGCTAGAGAAAATAGCAAGAACAATAACATCAGCATCAGGGCTTAAAAGAGTGATATTATCTTTAATATCATTACGGTTAAGATTTCTGATAATATTCATATATTTGTGTTCTCCTTCACCAGGGACATTACTATCACTAAGAATAACAGTTGGAAAAGTCTTATTTTTAATATGTTTAAAGAAAGCACCCATTTCAGTATATTTTTTAATATAGTCGGCTAATTTTTTCATAAAAGATGTTCCGGGTGAAATACTGATAGTATTAAATTTAGATTTGTCTATATCAATATTAAGTTTATTAGCAGTATTATTTTTGAATTGATCAAATACGATAGATTTATATCTTCGCCATCTTTGTTGTATCATTTTAGCCATAGGGACGGGTCCATCAAAAGCAAAAAAGATAGTTTTTTGAGGTTTGCAAATATCACAAATGATATGTTGTAAATATTTGATAATTTCAAGAATAAGGTGTTTTTCAGTTTGTAAAGTGGTAAGATTTTTAATAAATTGTTTATCTAAACCAGCATAAATATTGTAAATAATAGAGTTAAAATCAATTAAGAAATGATCAGTAACAATATCAGGGTCCCAATAATTAACATTAGGATATTTTTCAATAATATTTCTAAAAAAACTGGGTATGCCCATAATTTAAATGTATTATAATATAAATAATAAATAGTTTTTAAATCAATTTTTAGATATTTATTAAGAGATATATATATTTATATCTAAACAATATTGATATGTAAAAAATTGAAAATAAAAATAAATAATTTAGTAAGGGAATTCAATATAAAAAAAGAAGTAAATGACAGAAAATAAAGAGTTAATAGTATATCCACCGTATTATGAAGAAGATAAGTATTTAGGTTATATAGTTAAATTAATATTTGAGAATGAAGATAAATCAAAGAATTATTGGTTACTGTATCCGGATATAAAGGATAAAATATTTTGGTCAGTATTATATAAAAGTATAGATGAGAAGTA